TGGTGGTGGACGTAACCAAAATGGAAGCACTGCTACTAAACCACCTGGTAAAAATTTAGCATGTGGAGATGACTTAGCAAATAACAGAGGAGGAGGATTTGGTGGACAAGGTGGAGAACAATATAAATTTTACTAAATTATTAAATTATGCCATCCAGTAGCAATATATTTTGTTTGAGATTGACTTATTTGACCTTTGTGTAGATGAGTCCAATAGGCAGGCCAAATTACCAATCGACCTTGAATTGCCCTAATACCAACTTCATATTGAGGAAACAAAGTACCACCATCTTCAACAGAATTTAGATAAAACATCCAAACTAAAATACGACTAGCTGATTTAATATCAACTACTTCACAGTGTGTTTTGAAATATCCTTCTTGTGGTTTGTATCTTTGAACATTATAGTAATCGCAGGTCGTCCAATCACCCACATGGTTATCAAGTTCTGGGTATTCATTAACATATATCTTTACATGTCTCAGCAGTGATTTACTGATAATTTTTGTGGTAAGTGAACTATCTTTAAAATTGTAAGTTATATCAGTTGATTTTTTGGTTCCAATTTTTATTAAATTATTACCGACTCTACCTTCAATTTGTTTTTCCTTACTATCTTCAAACTCATGAATAATTTGTTTACATTCTTCCTCTGATAGGGCATGATCAAATGTTGATATAAAATTTGTTATATTATCAGTCATCATTATTTTCAAAAAAAGATTTATCCCTACAACTAAAGAAACTAGAAATACAATATCTACCCCAACCATCAAAATAATCTGAGTCTTTAATGGTTACTTTTCTAACACCATGCTCCACCCAACCAGGAAAAATAACCATAGAATTATTTTCACAAGGTAATTTAAAATCATACTTCGGGAATATTAAGTCACCGCCAATAAATTTTTTGGGTTCTTTATAAAAATAAGAAAATGCTAAAAACTGAACTGATCGATCAGTATGAGGATCATAATATTCATTATTGTGATAATATCTTACTTTAGTAACATCATGATTACACTTAGGTGCTATACTACAACATCCATGTAGTTCAGAAAATTTATCTAATACACCACAATTAAATAATTTTCGATTAACTGTTAATATATTTGATATATTTCTAAAATTTTTTTTGTTATCACCTCTATAAAGGTCATCTAAGAGTATAGCTTTCGCATTTGTTCGATCTACAACACCACCATATTCTTTTGCTTCGAAGAGTTTATTTGGTTCGGTGTAAAAATCTAATTCTTTCCATATTAAATCTAATTCATTTTGATTATAAAAGTTCTTTACAACCATTAGTGGGAATGGTTCCACATATAATTCTGCCTCTAGAGTTTCTTTCATAATTAATAACTTCCTCTTCCATTACCAGTATCTTGTATCCATGCCCAAGAGGTTACGAGATATTTATCCCCATTTATTGGTGGATTACCTCTATGAACATGTGTATATTGACAGGGAAAAATTAAGACATCTCCCGCTGATGCTTTTTCTCTTTTATTTTGATATAAAAATTCTGTTTCACCCCCATCAAAATCATCATTAAGGTAGATTTGGACAACAAAAGTTCTACGAGCATCAGAGACACTGCCATTTTCATAGTGCCATTGATGAAATCCAGCACCACATTTAATTTTTTTAATTTTACAATCATTAATAGAGAATTTTCTCTGACCTAGTATCGGAAATTGTTTAAGATATTCTCTGACACAAGGGTCTACTTTAGGAAAAATTTGCTTTGTAACCTTAGTGCCTGTTGTTATAGTGAGACCATCATCACAAAATATATTTGTAGCATCTTGATCTTGCCAAGGTCTATTTTCTACATTTTGGGGATATAACATACAATTTTCAGCAAGAAATTCAATTTGTTCAATTATATCTCGACATTCTTGCCTTGTAAAAACTTTTTTATATCTAATAATAAAATCTGTTATGCGATCATTAGATTTATTTTCCATACTATTTTTACTAACCAACACATTATAACATATATATTCTACTTGTCAAAGAGAGTATTTTTTGATATAATTAATTTATGGAAAAACTTATAATAAAAGATAATTTTTTTAAAAATCCTGATGAACTTAGAAAAATTGCATTATCTACATCATATAAAACTCCCGAAGAGGTGTCTGATCCAGATGAAAATTGGAAGGGATTTAGATCAGATGAATTAAAAACTTTAGATAATTCAATTTTAAATGAAGCGTGTGAATATTTAAAAAATCACATAGATTATAATTTTGAAATAGGTAATTTAAAAGTTCATTCTTTTTTTCATATATCATTGAATAGTACGAGAAATACTCTTGTAAATTTTAAGAAGGATAAATGGCATCGTGATCCCTCTAAATATGCTGGTATTGTATATCTAAGTCCAAATCCACCACGAGATAGTGGAACTACTATTGTGATAGATGGCACACCTCTAGAAATAGAGAATTATTATAATAGAATCATGGCATATCCCTCACATTATTATCACGCTCCTACAGATTTATTTGGTGATGATATGAAATCTGGTCGTCTTACTCTTTCATTTTTTATTGACGAATGATAAAAATAGCAATAATTGGCACTGGTAATGCTGGTTGTATTACAGCACTACATTTTTACAAATATCTATCAGAAGAATCACACAGTTTTGAGATAGAAATGTATCATAGTCCTGTAAAACATCCCATTGAAAAGGTTGGACAAGGAACAACTTTAAATGTTCTTCAATTATATTGGGAAGTATTGAAGTCTGGTTGGTATGATAATAAAATAGGTGCGACTATAAAAACAGGAATTTTGTACGAGAATTGGGGTAAAAAACAAGATAAAATTTTTCATGATTTTCCTCTAGGAAACGCATCTATTCACATGATTCCATCTAAATTATCAAAAACTGTCATAGAATCTAATTTATTCACAGTTACCGAAAAGGAAATAAACAATCCAGAAAAAGAAATAGATGCCAATGTAATTTTTGACTGTAGAGGAAGACATAATCGAGATAAAAATAATTATGATAGTCTTATAAATCCTTTGAATAGTGTTCTTCTTTCCACAAAACATGAGAGAGATCCAGATTTAACTTACACTCGTTGTGTTGCCACACCCAATGGTTGGACTTTCGTCATACCAAATGAAAGTAGTGTATCCTATGGTTATCTTTATAACAACAAAATTACTACTAGAAATGATGCTATAGAGGATTTTTGTGAAAAATTTAATGTATCAAAAATATATGATGAGTTAGTATTTGAAAATTATATGGCAAAAAATTTTATTGTAGGTGAGAGAACAATTCTACAAGGAAATGCTTATGGATTTATAGAACCAATGGAGGCCACGTCTATTGGATTTTACCAATATATATGCAGACAGTCATGGGATTTTATTTTTAAAATTAGAAATTATAATTATTGTAATGATAAAATAAGAAAAAATATGATTCAACTTCAAAATATAATATTGTGGCACTATCAATATGGTTCAAAGTTTGATACACCATTTTGGGAATATGCTAAATCACTACCATTTAATCCCGATGATGAATTTTATGACATAATAAACAGTAATGACCAATCCAAATATTATGGTCAATGGCAAGCATGGAATTTTGATAACTGGAAGAAAGGAGTTGAAATTTAAAAAATTTATACATACTCTGTATGGTTTGTACGAAGAACTCTAACAATTTTTAAAGGGAACCTCTTGACAAAGGGGTTTTTTTGTTTTAAAATGTAGGAGTATAATTCACACGGTCAACTAAGTCCGAGGATTCAATGACAAAATTCAGATCATTTTTTGAGGAAGCACTAAGACTTCCATATAAATCCAACTCTCAAGATAATCCTTTACATGAACTACAGGTACAGGCTCTTTTGATTAAGTATGGATTTGAGTACGAGTACCAACCAAATGGATTACAACAGAGTCCAGATTTTAGAGTAACACTTGATGATGGTAGAACTGTCGATATTGAGTGTAAGTCATCTAAACAAACATTCCCAACTTATAATGGTGGTTTGCCGAAGAAAGGGGTAGTTTACATTTTCAGTAGTAAGAAGTATGATGAAACTACAATCTTTTTTGCCGAAGATGTCGTGCTTGATGATACGAGACAATGGTTAGAGGAGACTATCGATGCTCTTCAAGAGACACTAGATCAAAGACGTAAAGTCAAACCAGAAGACCCCAGAGGACTTGATTTCTACATTCGTAATATGTTTGTACAAAACGGTACTGGTAAAAAAGATTATTTTAAACATGAACAGAGAGAAACTTGTGAACAGAGAGTACTCAATTATAACTGGTGATTGTCAAAATGTTCTTCTTCACTATGAAGATAACTTTTTCCATTCATGTATAACTGACCCACCCTATGGTATGGGTATGGATGATTGGGATCATTCTGTACCAACTGTAGAGATATGGAAAGAAGTCTATCGTACACTCAGACCTGGTGCCTTTTGTCTATCATTTTGTAGTCCAGAACTATATCATCGGATGGCAGTAAATGTTGAAGATGCTGGTTTTGTGATTAAAGATCAAATTATGTGGATGACAACAACGAAGATGCCGAAACATAATCGATTGAAACCCGCACATGAACCCATAGTTGTAGCACAAAAACCCTACGAGAAATCATTAAAGAATAACTACGAGAAATGGGGGTGTGGTTTAATTGATACTGATAATACTAGAATCCCTTGGGAAAAGGAACCACCAAAAGGATGGGTCAAGAGTGGTGCGAAACGTAGAACATTTGGTCGAGAAGGAAAGACTACAGGTACTCAGAAAGAATTTGGAACTGTTGATGCCAATCCAAATGGTAGATACCCAAGTAATATAATTGGGGAAGTGAACAGTAGTGAGCAGAAATATTTTTATGCTCCAAGAGCAACAAGAAAAGAAAAGGGATTAAACAATAATCATCCAACTGTCAAACCAGTTAGTTTGATGTCATATTTAATTCGTATCTATTCTCCTATGGGTGGACAGGTATTGGATCCATTTTGTGGATCAGGAACTACTGGTGTCGCATCAATACAGGAGGATAGAAATTTTGTTGGTATTGATCTCAGTTTAGACTACACAAGAATCGCACAAGAGAGATGTTCAGTTGAGAAACTGTCACATGAGGAGTCGAATCCTCTTGAATTATTACTATAATATGTACATATAGAGTTAATTTCATGCAACTAAGACCACATCAAGAACAAGCAGTTAAAGCAATGCTTCGCAACACTAAAGGTCAAATCATTGTTCCTACTGGTGGTGGTAAGACTATGTGTATGATTGATGATGCTATGAATGAGTTTTCAAGATCATATGGTCAGACTATTGTGGTTGTTGCTCCTCGTATTCTATTGGCAAATCAA